GGGCCCTTCCGGGCCCTCTGAGCCGAAACACGGCTTTGGATTATCCACCTCCGGAGTGATGTACTATGAGAACGAGACGTATCGAATCTCCTAGTCCCAGTGGCACTTTCGTCACTAAGGACTTGGATGGCAATATCGTAGAAACTGTGCCAGGTTTTGCACGGCTATACGAACATGCTATCGATGATTGGCAAGTCGGGTATAATTCTCCCGGCGACCTATACATCGATAAAATCGATCGATCCATTATTAATCACACTTGGATCGATGGGTTGGGCATTTACTCTTACGAGGGTAATTACGCCTTTCCCGTCTCGCCTCAGCATATCCCGTTAGGAGAATGTATTCCCGGTTTCCCGGATAGTACAGACTACCTAGCCACGAAACTCGCTGCGAGGACTAACCCCTCAACGCCTGACGTGAGCATGCCCCAATTTATTGGGGAACTGCGGGACCTACCTGAGCAAGTCTTTAAAAGAGGCCAAAAGGGTATTGAATTTACCAAAGGGAATCTTGATTCCGTTGGAATTAGATTCGGTATCCTTCCTATGGTCTCTGACGTGCTTAAGCTGATGAATTTCCATGACTCTGTCCAAAGAAGGACAGGTGACCTGGTAAATTTAGCAGCGGGTAGGGGTACGCGTAAGAAGGTCCACTTCGGTAAGGGTATGAAAGTTAATCCTATTGGATCTGACATTCAACCCGCTAGCGGTCCACTGTCTTTTACAGCGGTGATTGCTACCGAGTGGGAGGTTTGGGGCGTCGCTAGGTGGAAACCTGTCGACGGATTCAATCCTCCTCCTCCTGGGAACCCTGAGTTAGCTAAGCTAGCTCGGAGTTTGTGCCTCGGGGTCTCTTCCCGCAACGACATATATTCGTATATGCGCGATGCGTGGGAGCTTATCCCTTGGTCCTGGATGGCAGACTGGTATTTGAACATCGGGGATTACCTCGATGCTTCACGTAACAGTTCTTCCTTCCATCCGGAAGGTTTGTGGATTATGCGCATGGCGCATACTACCATTAAGGCCAAAGGCCCTCTTGGTACCTACAAACTTACGCACGTAACCAAGCAAAGAGAGCAAGGTTACGTATCACTCACAGCAGATCATGGTGTTATTACACCTGATCAATTGTCGACCCTAACTGGGCTGGCTCTGCGGGACAGACGGCATAGATTGCCTAAAGCCTTCAGATGAGCGGTCCTAGTAATGGGACTCGCTTCTAGATCCTTCCATAAGATCTAGTCAACCAGAAAGGAACAAGCAAATGATTGGTGATTCGATTACGCTCCACGGGACTTTGTCAGATTATGACGCGGCCCTCGTGAATGAAGGTGGGTATTCTGCTGAATACCGCGCAAAAGATGGTACTACCATGTACTCTCTTTTGATCCGCCACTCGAAGGAGAAGGTGGCAAAGGGCGAAGTTGCTATGGACAGGCACAATGTGCAAGTCACGGCTACTTTCGCCCCTACGACCGCCTTCCCCAATGGTCATACGGCCCAAGCTTATATCGTCCTCCGGCTTCCGCCGGCTGCCGATGCAGCTGAAGCTATTGACCTTGTTGGTATGATCGTTGGTGTCCTGAAAGGACCCCTTGACGATTATGCCACTGTAGGGCAGATACTGAACTGGGAATCTTGATTCTCAGGTCAGGCGTTCTCCTATGGGGAGCACCCGGTTTACATTTGACAACGTAAACCGATCGATCACCTCCTCGTCGCATTCCGGAAAGGATTCCGCATGCGTAGATGTGAGGTTCAGTTGCTTGAGGGACTCCTGCGGGCGATCCTTTCGGATTACCTGCAGTCTTACCCTTCGGACGCTATAGAGGTAGATAGAGACATGTCTCGACTCTCCCTTGCTGTCCAAACACGTGGTCTCGGAGTATTCCTCCTTGACCTACCCGCTTTAGGTAAACATCTTGATAAATGTTTAGCTAGCGGCTGCTATGTCAGAGCCAAATTGCCCCTCTCCGGGGTGAGATGGCCTGACTCACCATTGCCGAGATTATTCTCGGGGATGATGTCCAGGGTGTTTGAACGTGGTAGCGGTAGTCTACGTCGCGATGTAGATGTCGAAGTCGTGGGGTTCCTAAGGCAGATCTATTATTTTGCCAAAGGTTACTCTCATGACTGCTCATTCGAGCGGACCAAATCTGCGGTCCAAGACTTCTATAACGTCGACAGGGAAATACGGCCACATACCCTCACTTGGGATGCTGATCGTATTGACCTCTTTCGGCTTCGCTCTCTTCGCTTTGATGATTGCGATAGCCTGGAAGATCTCCCTTTCCCAGTTCCAATGGAGCTCGGAGGGGATCCCGGCGAATGCCAAGCAGTACGAGCAGGTGGAATTCCTGCCGTTAACTCCTGCCAGTCCTCAGGCCGTAACAAGCCTTTCGACCGGTCAGAGTTCTTCGATCACTTCCAGAAAGGAGTAGACATTGTCTCATCCTGGTTTGGACAGTTCGAAGCTACTAGGTATAAGCCTAGACACGGACGGGGTGCCGTATCCGATTTACGAGGTTGTGAGTCTAAATACTCCTTCCCCGGTTGGTCGGATAAGCTCGAGAAATGCTTTCCACTTGCGGATCTCGCATATGCGAGCTATGCAGAGTGGGCTGCATCAACCTCGCCTACTCAAATGGATCCGGAGCCTCCTTCGAAACTTTTAACAGTTCCGAAGACAGCTAAGGGTCCACGGTTGATTGCTAGTGAGCCAACATCACATCAGTGGTGTCAGCAAATCTTGCTTTCATACCTAGTAGACGGGATAAAGCAAAGTCCTTTGGGGATAAGTATTTCCCTCGAGGATCAGGAGCCATCAAGGATCCTGGCTTTACGAGCATCCCAGGACGGAATGTTCTCTACGATCGATTTATCGGCCGCGAGTGACAGACTGTCTTGCTGGTTAGTAGAACGATTCTTCCGGGCTAATCCTAGCCTAGTCGATAGTTTCCACTCAGCCAGAACGAGGTGGATTGTTAACGGAACGAAGGTAAAACTTCGCAACGTACCTGAGAAGTTTCTTCTCAGGAAATTCACCACGATGGGATCGGCTTGCACATTCCCTGTGCAGTCGATTGTATTCGCAACTTTGTGTGCGCTCACTATCCTTTATCAGGATGATAAGCGTCCTACTCAGAAGCGTTTGCAACGAGCCCTTAATCAGGTCCGCGTATTTGGTGATGATATTATCATCCCTACCAAGTACGACGAATCGGTAAGGTGGGTGCTTAGCGTTTTTGGCCTTAAGGTCAATCATGACAAAAGCTTCTCTCAGGGTTTATTCCGAGAGAGCTGCGGCATGGATGCGTTTATGGGTTATGATGTAACCCCAGCACATCTAAACGAAGCCCCAGTATCGTCCCGCGCTACATCCATGATGTCTGCAGTGGATGCTTCCAATAACTTCTTCCAAAAAGGTTATTGGAGAGCAGCTGCCTACATCGAATCGACATTACCAAAGTGGGTTCTAAGGAACCTTCCTGTGGTTGCTGATGGATGTGGTAGACTCGGTTTGAAATCCTATTGTGGATATCGTACTGATCACCTCCAAAGTGGTTGGGATGAGAATACGCAACAGGATATGGTGAAAGTGATAGACGTTAAAATGTCAGTCACTCGTCACCCTCAACCGGGTGAACACGATCTCTTTCAATATTTTATTGAAAGTCCGGCGCCAGATATAATTTGGCATCCGGGTCGAGCTCGTGTTCTTGATTCTTATCTTAGAATCAAGAGGGTTCCTTTAAGATTCTTTGTGATGTAAATCCAAAGCCTTAAGGGAGAGAGGAAGGACAAAGTTTCCT